TAAAAGCAATACAAGAACTAAAAGCAGAAATAGAAATATTAAAAAATAAATAATAGTAAACATGATAATATACGATGCGGACATAACAGGAAGTCTTAAAGTAAATGGTAGTGATTTTAATTTATCATCAATATCAAGTTCAATTGTAACAAATTCATCTTCAATTGCTTCATTAGAAACAGTAAGTGGTTCTTATGCAAATAGCGCTTCGTTCGCAAGTAATATATCTGCTAACTCGGCTTCAATTGCTTCATTAGAAACAGTAAGTGGGTCTTATGCAAATAGTGCTTCGTTCGCAAGTAATATATCTGCTAACTCGGCCTCAATTGCTTCATTAGAAACAGTAAGCGGTTCATATGCAAACAGTGCTTCATTTGCAAGCAATATATCTGCTAATTCTTCCTCAATTGGATCTTTAAATGCTGTTTCATCGTCTTATTTACTAAATACAACAGATACCCTAACAGGAGATCTAACCGTAACCGGTAACATAATAGCAACCACTTTAAATGTTCAAGACGTAACTGCTTCGGTTATTTACTCAAGCGGTTCCAATATATTTGGTTCAAGTTCAATAGATACTCAACAATTCACGGGTTCGATTTTAACTAGCGGAAGTATAGAAGTAAACGGTAATAAGTTTACTGTTAATGGAGCAACAGGAAACGCAACTTTTGCGGGGACAATATCATCAACAAGTACAAGCACAAACACTTTAGCTGGTAAATTAAGAATTAACGGAACAACAACAACTGGTTTAGAAATAGCATCTAGCCCTGGATCTTCATCAGGATTAAAAATATATAACGATTCTTCAAATGACCACGCTTATATCTTAAATCATTATGGTGGTAATTTAGTATTAGGAACTAACAACGCACCTGTTATTACTTTAAATGGTACAAACTCAACTTTTGCAGGAAATGTAGGAGTAGGAAATGCAGGAACTTTTGAAAATCCAAATAGTTATTCAAAGGTTATAGAAATTGCTAATTCTGATACTGTAGGTTTAATACTAAATGATACTAGAGATACTAACCCAATGTCTATTTCTAATGAGGGAGCAGTAATACATTTAAGGTATAATACTACATCAATGTTAGCTTTAGATGGAGCTACAAGCAGAGCAACTTTTTTAGGTAACGTTGATATAAGAGGTTCTGGGTATAATCAAATAAGAATAGCAAATAATACTACTGCTAATACAAACAAGCAATCAGGGATTACAACTTTAAATTACGAAGGAAATGAAGTAAGTATTATTGAAACCTTCCAACAAAATAATTCTAATGACGTTTATTATGGTAGCGCTGACGCTTCATTCGTGGGAATACAAAACCATAGATTTTTTGTAAACACTGATTCTAATACTCCAGGAAGTGGACATACGCAAGCTTTACTTATTCAGAGTAACACAAACGCAACTTTTGCAGGAAATATTACTTTTGGCGATAGTCATTTTATTGGAGATGATGGAAGTGATAATTTATTAATACAAGGTTCTGCAGGTGAAAATATAATTATAGATAGTGCAGATGATGTTATTTTAGATGCAGATGGTGGAGATATTATTTTTAAAGATGCTGGTACAGAAATTGGTCGTTTAGATTTAGCAGGTGGTTTAGCATTAAAAAGTAGTGTTTCAGATGCAGATTTTTTTATACAAGGAAATGATGGTGGTTCAATTATTAATGCTTTACAATTAGATATGTCAGCAGGTGGAGCAGCAACTTTTGCAGGAGATGTTACAATTAATGGTGCTCAGTATGTTAATCAAATACAAGCAAGAACATCAGCAGGTCTTAAATTAGGGAATGATAATAATAGTGGTTTTGTATTTATAAAAGATAGTAAAGAAGTTTGTATAGGAACTGAAAACCCATCTTCCAATACTAATTATGGAACAGGAGACTTAAATGTAGAAAACGACACCTTTGCATCAGCACAAATATTTTCTCATAACAGCACAGCAGGGAATTACTCGTTTTTAGGATTAGGAAAATCTAGTGGAACAGGAGCAAGTCCTACAATAGTACAAGCACAAGAAACTGTAGGTGCAATAAGTTATTATGGTTATGATGGTGCAGCTTATCAGAGACTTGCAACTATTTCTGCTGATGTAGATGGAACTCCAGGAGCAGGAGATATGCCAGGTAGATTAGAGTTTTCAACTACTGCTGATGGTGCATCTACTCCTACAACAAGAATGGTTATAGGTCAACAGGGAGTTGTTACAGTAGGTAGTGCAAAAAGATATGTAGATTCTGGAAATACACAATTTGATTTAGAAGTTACCGAGGGGATGGCTTTTGGTGGTGCTGCTTTTACTTATGCTACAATACAAGGAGATAGTGCAGGACATGGAAATATAGAAATTTGTGCCAATGCTTATCCAGCAAATACAGGTGCTGAATCAAAAATAACATTTAAAACTTCTACTTCAACAGGGGGACAATATACTGATGCTTTAGTTATAAAAGGTCCTAATGTCGGGATTGGTGAACCAAATCCAAACTATAAATTAAATGTAGCTAGTGGAACTAATACTGATGGAATTTATTTATCTGGACTTGGAAATGCAATGAGCAATGGAGAATATAGACAACTTCAATTTGGTTATTCAGACACAGATACTAGTTATGGATCTACAATAAGATTTGCAGTTCCTGATGCAACAAATCATGGGGGACAAATAGAATTTTATACTGATGCAGGTCCTGGTAGTACTACATCACTTGGAACATTAGCTCTTAGTATGTTTATTGATCCTCGTCAAAACGTCGGGATCGGAACGAATACAATACCTTCTGATATCTATACTGCTTCTGGTGGTGGTTATACAACTTTAAAAATGGGTCAATCAAGTTTTTTAACTGCTTATAAAGCTGATGACTCTATTGAATTATGTCAAAATACTTATTTAAATACAAATGGTGCAAATAATGGGGTTACAGCAAGTGTACCTGCAGGAAGATTAACTCTTGTAGATGGTGCTATGGTTTTCCAAACATTACAAACTACATCAAATTATAATCAAACTGCTCAAAATGTTTTAAATATATCCTCTGCAGGATTAGTTCAAATATCAAGTAATAACACAAATCAAGCATCACACGAACAAACGTTAGCTATTAAGCGAGGTTTAAGTGCAGCAGGTACAGTTGTCCCAATTGCTTTTGTAGATCACACACACGCCTTAGATATTACAGTAATTATAAAACAAGATACGTCAAATGTAGCATCTGGTAGAGGACATTCAGTTGTTGCTTATGGGTCTGGAAGTGCAGGGATGACTCAAGTTTCAAACTCAGGAAATGTTACAGGAATTACATTAGCATATTTAAATACTAATCCAAGTGGTCAAAATTATGTCTTAACTTTAACTTGGGCGGGTAGTGGTGCTTCGCCTGATGCTTATATAACTATAAGAGGAAATTCAACAAGCGTTATTGCAGAATATTAAAAAATAAATAAATAAAAAAATTTCATATATTTATAAGAATAATGTGGCGTAGTAAAATAAATTTCATATATTAGGCTATAATAAAAAAAACAATTAAACTTTAAAAATTAAAAAATGAGTACAATTAAGTTATCAGAAGAAGAATTAGAAAAATTAAAAAAAGCAGATGGTGAAAACAGAAATATCACTTTCTCTTTAGGTCAAGTAAAAGTTCAACAAGCAATTTTAGAAGGCCAAAATGCTCAACTTTTAGAAGAATTAGCTAAATTGCAAAAAGATTCAAATGAAGTTGCTAAAGAGTTACAAACTAAATACGGTATTGGAAATATAGACCTTGCTACTGGAATATTTACTAAAGACGAAACGCAAAAAGTAGATTCAAAGTAGTTTTTTGAAAAGGTTTTCAATATTTATAATAAAATAATATTAAAAACATCATATAAAAATGGCAGAAACTTTATTATCTCCAGGGGTATTGGCGAGAGAAAATGATCAATCCTTTATACAAGGCCAACCTGTTGAAAGAGGTGCGGCCCTAATTGGTCCTTCTACAAAAGGTCCTGTTGAAATTCCTACAATAATAGGTTCATTTAGTGAGTACACAGCAGTTTTTGGAGGATCTGTAGAAAGTGGATCTAGTCTTTATTCATACTTTAATTCAATTGCTGCTAGTAATTATTTCCAAAATGGAGGAAATTCACTATTAGTAACAAGAGTAACATCAGGTTCTTTTTCACCCGCAGTAAGCTCAACAATAGCTACAGGGTCAGGAGGTCCTACTAATGGTTTATCTCCTTTTGTTTTAGAAACAATTTCAGAAGGTGCAATTATGAATACAGGTACTACTTTATTAAGTGGTGGTGCTTTAGCAACAGGTTCATCTGATAATATTAGATGGGAAATTGCAGGTGTAAATACCAGTTCAGGAACATTTAGTTTATTAGTCCGTAGAGGAGATGATACTACAAATAGTAAAGTAGTAGTAGAGCAATACAATAACTTATCATTAGATCCTTATTCTTCAAATTATATATCTAAAGTAATTGGGGATGTAGACCATACATTAGTAAATGATGGTTCCGATTATTATATCCAAGAAAGTGGATCTTATGCTAATGCATCAAGATTTATAAGAGTAAAACAAGTAAATTATAATACTCCTAGATATTTTGATAATACTGGAACAGCTAAAAATGAATTTACAGGATCTCTACCAGTAGTAGGATCAGGTTCTTTTAACGGAGCAGTAGGTTTAAATATTCCAACAGGAAGAGCTGCTAATTATTATAATAATATTTCTAGTGCAGATTCACAAGGATTAGAAGGAACTGATTATACTAATGCTATTTCATTAATGTCAAATGTTGATGAGTACAAATATAATGTAATTGCAGTTCCTGGATTATTAAATTCAGAACATTCTACACAAATTACTAGTATAGTAAATAATACAATTGCTAGAGGAGATTCAATTTCTGTTATTGATTTAGTTAAATATAACACAACAATTGCTACAGCAATAACACAAGCATCTGGATTTGATTCTAGTTATGCTGCTACATACTGGCCTTGGTTACAAACTATTGACCCAAATATTGGGGAACAAGTTTGGATACCTGCTTCAACAATGGTTCCTGGAGTATATGCATTTACAGATGCTTCAAGTGATCCTTGGTTTGCACCCGCTGGTATTACTAGAGGAGGATTAGGTCAAGTAACAAGAGCTGAAAGAAAATTATCCGCTGGAAATAGAGATTCTTTATATGAAGCAAACATTAATCCAATTGCTACTTTCCCACAATCAGGAGTAGTAGTATTTGGCCAAAAAACACTACAGAAAAGAGCTAGTGCTTTAGATAGAATTAATGTTAGAAGATTATTAATTTCACTGAAAAGTTTTATTTCTCAAATTGCAGACAATTTAGTATTTGAACAAAATTCTGCATCAACAAGAAATAATTTCTTAAGTCAAGTTAATCCTTATTTAGAATCAGTTCAACAAAGACAAGGATTGTATGCTTTTAAAGTAGTAATGGACGATACTAACAATACACCAGATGTAGTTGATAGAAATGAATTAATAGGTCAAATATTTATTCAACCAACTAGAACTGCTGAATACATAATGTTAGACTTTAACGTATTACCAACAGGAGCTACATTCCCAGCATAAAAAATATAAAATTAGAATATTTATAATAAAATAAAAACATAAAATGGCAATATTAGATCCAAACGAAATATTTTTTACAGCTTTTGAGCCAAAACAAGCTAATAGGTTTATAGTATACATTGATGGTATTCCATCGTATGCTGTAAAAGGAATGGGAGCGGTATCATTAACTCAAGGGACTGTAGCCTTAAATCACATTAACGTTCAACGTTTTGTAAAAGGTAAAACAACTTGGAATACAATTTCATTCACATTATTTGATCCAATTACTCCTTCTGGAGCACAAGCAACAATGGAGTGGGTAAGATTACATCATGAATCAGTAACTGGTAGAGATGGTTACTCTGATTTCTATAAAAAAGACTTAACATTTAATGTATTAGGTCCTGTAGGTGATGTAGTATCTGAATGGATTGTAAAAGGTGCATTAATAACAGATGCTTCATTTGGAGATTACAATTGGGATACTGAAAATGCTGCTCAAGAAATTACAATGACTGTACAACCAGATTATTGTATATTAAATTTCTAAAAATATTCAATATATTTTCTAAAATAGCTTGGCTTTGTGCCAAGCTTTTTTTATCTTAATATTTATCATAGAACAAGTGTTTTATTAAATAAAGATTATGACCGAATTTAAATTGCCTACTGAAACAGTAGACTTACCCTCAAAAGGAATATTATATTCTGAAGATAACCCACTTTCTAGTGGTAAAATCGAAATGAAATATATGACTGCTAAGGAAGAAGATATTTTAACTAATCAATCTTATATCCAAAATGGTACTGTAATTGATAAATTATTACAATCATTAATTATATCTAAAATTAATTATAGTGATTTATTAATTGGTGATAAAAATGCTTTATTAGTTGCTTCCAGAATTTTAGGATATGGTAAAGATTATACTTTTACTCATAATGGAAGACAAGAAACAATTGATTTAACTACTTTAGAAGATAAAGTATTAGATGAATCTCTTTATAATAAAGGATTAAATGAATTTAATTTTGATCTACCCAATACAGATCATAATTTAACATTTAAACTTTTAACTCATGGGGATGAAGTAAAAATTCAAAATGAACTTAAAGGATTAAAAAGAATATCAAAAAATAACTCTCCAGAAGCAACCACAAGGTTAAAATATATGATTTTATCTATTGATGGGAATAGTGAAAAAAAAGATATTCGGAATTTTGTAGATAATTTCCTCCTAGCACGAGATGCTAGGGCGCTCAGAGAATATATTTCACAAATACAACCAGACATAGATCTGACTTTTTTTCCCGATGGAGGGGGAGAACCAACTAACATTCCCATTGGACTTAACTTTTTTTGGCCTGACATCTAAAACATCTTCTGAGTTTAGAAAATCTGTTTTTGATCAACTTCACCAAATAGTCTTCTACGGAAAAGGAGGATACGATTGGAATACTGTTTATAATATGCCTTTATGGCTTCGTAAATATACTTTTAAATTAATAAAAGATCATTATGAAGCAGAAAAAAAATCTATTGAAAATTCTAAAAAGGGAAAAAACCAACAGACATTAATAGACTCATCTGGTAAAATATCTCCCCCAAAATTCCAAAAAAAATCTAGTTATAAATAAAAATAATAAATTTTAATATTTATAACAAAATATCCTTATGGCCTTAGGTGACGGTAAAGCAAAAAAAGAATTAGGTGAAATAAATCAGGAAGTAGCATTCTTATTGGATGCCGTTTCTTCCATTGGTGATAAGCTAGTTGCAAGTTTAAAAAGGGGTGAAGAAGGTGCTGAAGATATCTCTACAATTTTAAAAAGAGGTATAATTAAAGATACTAATCAAGCAGTACGTAATACTGAAGAATTTGTAAAAATTCAATTAAAGGCTGAAAAAGGAGCTTTAAAGAAATCTGAAATTGCTAAACTCCAACTTAAATTAGAAGAAAGTCAACAACAACTTGCCGTTAAACAAGAAGTTTTAAAATTAAATGATAGTAAAGTTTCCAGTAAAATACTAGATACTTTAAAGGAGCAAGTAAAAAAACAAAAAAAGATATTTGGTAAAATAAAAGATACTAATGTAGAAAATGCAAAAACATTAGATCTTACTGATTTAATAGAAAAAGGAGCATCAGGTTTTTTAGACAATATAGATAAATCAGGTACTTTATCTAAAGTACTTACAGGAGAATTAACTACAGCCCAAAAATCAATACTTTTATCTCAGGCAGCTTTTGCTGCAATAGGTTTTTTAACTTTACAAGCTAGTACTAATGTAAATAAGGTACAAAAACAGTTAGGAGTAACTTATAAATCTGCTTTGGGGATTCAAGCAGCATTTAGCTCAATTTCTCTTAATTCTGAAAAATTATTTATAAATAGTGAGGATATAGCACGGGCATTTTCTGAATTAACAAAACAAACAGGGTTAATAGCTGATTTTGGTGGTCAAACTTTAGTTACTCAAACTACATTAACTAAACAGTTAGGGTTATCTGCAGAACAAGCTGGAACTTTATCTTTATTATCTAGATTACAAAGTAAGAATACAGAAGGTGTTTTAGATAACACAGTAAATACTGTAGGAGCTTTAGTAAAACAAAGTGGAGTAGCGGTTAGTGTTAAAGGAATTTTAGAAGAAATTAGTAATATTAGTGCAGCTATAACAGTTTCATTAGGAAAAAACCCAGAAGAACTAGCTAAGGCAGCAGTCCAAGCAAAATTGTTTGGTACTAATCTAGAAACAGTAGATGGAATTGCTTCAAGTTTATTAAATTTTGAAGAATCTATCCAAAACGAATTAGAAGCTGAATTATTAATTGGTAAAGATATTAATTTAGAAAAAGCAAGACTATTAGCTTTAAATAATGATTTAGCGGGTCTATCCTCAGAATTAGCTGATAACGAAGAAATAATAAATGCTTTTGCAACAGGAAATAGAATTCAACAAGAAGCAGCAGCTAAAGCTATTGGTTTAAGTAGAGAAGAATTAGCAAAAATAGCACTACAACAGGATTATAACAAAATCTCAGCAGAACAATTTAAAGATATTTATGGAGATGTAACTTATCAATCATTACAAGCTCAATCCGCTAATGAAAAATTTCTTAGTGCTGTAAATAAAATTAAAGGTGTAATAGGTGATGTTGCTATAGTATTTGCCCCAATAGTTGATGGTTTTGCTTATATAGTAGGAGCTATAGCTCAATCTAAAATAGGATTAATAGCTATATCAGGAATAATAGGAGGTTTAATAGCAAGACAAGCAGCATTAGCAGCAGTATCATTGAAAGAAGCAATATTTAAAATATTTTCAGGAAATGCAAAATTTGGGGTTGCTGGTTTAGCAGCCGCTGCTGGAGGGGTAGCAGCAATGTTGGCAGCATCTAAAGCTGCAGATTCTATGGTAAAAATGGATGATATGATGTCATCAGGTTATGGGGATAGAATTTTATCAACCCCTAAAGGTTCAATAGCATTAAATAATCAAGATACATTAGTAGCGGGAACGAATTTAGGTGGAGGAAATAACGAAAGTAAACGTACTAACCAGTTATTAGAAAGAATATTAACAAAACAAGGTACAGTTAGTATAGATTCAACTAAGGCAGGTACAGCATTTGCTATGGGTACTTACCAAGTTCAATAATTTAATATTTATAATAAAAACGTAACATGAGCATTTTAAACAAATTAACAACTGACGGTTCAAGTTTATCTAAATTAGATGGATCAAGTCCAAGTATCCCTGATTTTTCAACTTCAAAAGCAAAATCAAATTTATCAAGTAATGGATCTTCTTTATCTGAATTTGATGGGTTAACACCTCAAGCTTCTGATTTTTCAAACTCTAAATTACATGATACTTATTCAACAGATGGAGACCCAAATATAATTTCTAAACCATCTCCTTCTCGTTTAGACCCTAATTTAGTTCCTAAGTATTTAGATAATTTACCACGTTAGAAATATGGGGCTTAAAGATCTAAAAACTAATCTTAAATCATTAAGATACGGCAAAGATACAGTAGGTGGAGGTACTAGTAATGAACCTTACATTACTACTTCTATCGATACTGCTCCTGGTGATACTGGAGGGCCAGATTTTACTCTAAGAGCAAATACACTTCAGCATGTAGGAAGAGATATTAAAAGAATGAGCAAGTTCTTATTTTCTACTAAAGGTGCACAATTTATAGCTAAACAAAATTTATTATCAAGAACAGGAGTTAAAACACAAGCTAGTGGGTTTGTAAATGATGGAGTTTATTTACCAACTTCTACAATAGCTCAAGCGGGGGTAAATCCATTTGGTACTCATTTATTAAAACAGGGGTTAGACCCAACAAGAAATACTTCTCCTAATGTAGGGCAAAATACTAACCCTTTATTAAATTTATTAGGTGTAGGACAAAAAGCTCAAAACTTTATAAATGGAGCAGGTGGTGTTCCTGTTTATTCACAATCTGTATCCCAAACAGAACTACCAGACGATAATAGGTTAGTTAATTTAAAAAATAATAAAATTTCTCTTTTACAACCTTCTTCACAGCAAAACGCATTAAGTAAATTATTTGGAAACCAAACTTTTAGTCAAATATTAAACAATTTAAATCCATATACAAATAGAATAAATAATATTACTAAAACTTTATTTTCAAATAGTAATACACAAAAATTTAATATATCAGAATTTAACACTGAATTACTTAGATATGGTGGGGGCCCAGGCTCAGCAATGGGGGTGGGTCAAACAGTGTTAAATAGATATTCAACAACATCAACAGAAGGTTATAGTAATAATGTTGAAACAGGATACTTTAATGTATTATCTTCGGGTAGAGGAATTGAAGGGAGATATATTGGAAAAAGTGCCGAATCAAATATAACTGATTTTAGATCTCAACTATTAATAGATCCTACTTCTGATAGACAAAATATAATATCTAAATCTTTATCTTATAGTAAAAAAAATATTGAACAAAGAGTTAATTTAGGTAATCCTGGAAGAAGAAATAAAAATGTTTCTAGTTACACTAAAGGATTAGATGATGGCAAAGCAGGACCTCTAGATAAAATTAATGCTTTACCTTTATATAAATCAGATACAGTTACTACATCTATTGAAAAAAATGATTTAGTTAAATTTAGAATTGGTGTTATAGATAACAAAAACCCATCTCAAAAGACATATATTCATTTTAGAGCATTTATAGATAGCTTTTCTGACAACTATTCAGCTGAATGGAGTTCAGAAAGATATATGGGTAGAGGAGAAAAGTTTTATAGATATGGTGGGTTTAATAGAAATGTTAATTTAGATTGGACTGTAGCAGCTCAATCTAAAGAAGAATTAATGATCCAATATAAAAAACTTAATTACCTTGCTTCTGTATTAGCCCCTGATTATACCGAAGCAGGTTATATGGCAGGAAATTTAGTTACATTAACACTAGGAGGATGGTGTTATGAACAACCTGGATTTATTACTAGTTTAAATCTTAGTGTTCCTCAAGAATCCCCATGGGAGATTGCGATTCCTGATACAGATGATGGGGAAAATATTTTAAGTGATGAAATGGTTAAAGAAATGCCCCATATGGTAAAAGTAACAGGATTTAACTTTACTCCAATTCATAATTTTGTTCCAAGAATACAACAAAATAAACCAACAACTGGAACACCAAAGGCAGGAATAGATAGTACAGATTATGGTGACGAAAGGTATATTGCTCTTTCAAAAGGAAGTAGAGGAAAAGACAATAATTATGATCGTGTTAGACCTGATTCCCAAGCGTTGGTAACTTCAATTAAATCTAGAGGGGTATCTTTACTTTCACCACTTCCTATAGCAGGAACAATACTTACACAAGGTTTAAATCAATAATATGAAAAGGTATAAAACAATACAATTTCAAAGAAACCAAAATGGTAAAAGATACTATAATACAACTAAGTATCCTTCTCTACCTTTAAATTTTAATGATTTATATGTTATAACTCAAGAAAGTGATAGATTTGATAATTTAGCATTTCAATATTATGGAGATCCTACTCTATGGTGGGCAATTTCAATTGCAAATCCTAATTTACCTCAAAATTCATACTTCCCACCTCCTGGAGTTCAATTAAGAATTCCATCTAATATAGCAGGGGTTATATCTAACTTCGAACAAATAAATGAATAGTTATGGTAGGAAATATAGTAGGACAATCTCTTAACACCTATGTAAAAGATGAAATAGAAATTCGTCAACAAACCCATGGTAGTGGTTTTGAAGGAGATCTTAGAACTTCTACTCAAATAAATTATTTAAATTCTAGATTATCCTGGGTTAAAATGGCTTCTTCTGTAGAAATAGTAGATAAACCTTCCATTCTTTCTTTAGAAACACAACCCTATCCATATAAACCAGATGATGATTTTAGTTTTTTTCAAAATTTATTTGCAGTTTCTGCAGCAACTTCAGCTTCATTCCATGGAGAAGGAACTAAAAAATTAACAAAAGTTTTAGAAGAAAATATAAGTCCATTTCAAGGTATAGGTCTTGCTAAAAAAGCAATTTTATTTAATGGTTTAACAGAAACAATTGATACAGAAACAAGTAATACAGGTTCAACAGATTATAACTTTAGAAATGGAATATCAACAGATGGTAGTATATGGAATAATGGGGCTTATGGTTTAGGGGGGTTAGATTATGGTATACAACCTATGCCTGGAATTATAGATATTAATATTGATCATTTAAATAGAGGTTCTATACGTAAAGCAACAGTAAAATTAAAAGCATATAACAAAAAACAATTTGAAATAATAGAATTACTTTATTTAAGATTAGGATATACTATGTTATTAGAATGGGGAAATAATGTTTATCTTAATAAAAATCAACAAAAAGAGGATGTTATAACTACTCTAATAGATACTTATTGGTTTAAAGATAAAAGAAAAGATTCCCATGTTGATAACTTAAGTAAAATAGAAGAATATCGAAAAAGATATCAAGGCAACTATGATGGATTTTTTGGTAGAGTTAGTAACTTTAGTTGGACTTTTGATTCTGATGGGTCATATAATATAACTATCGATTTAATGAGTTTAGGAGATGTAATTGAATCTTTAAAAATAAATGTATATAATTTAAATGTAATTAAAGCAGAACTTGTTGCGGGTAGTGATAGCAATCAAAAACTTGATAAAATAAGTGATTTATTATTTTCCTTATCAATTAAGCCGGAATTAGATAGTGCTGTAGAAAAATTAAAACAAAAACAAGCAATTTCTTTTGCTCAAATAAAAAAGAAAATAAAAGAATTAAAAGAATCTGTTAATCCCTTAGCTATAGAATCTATTAAGGATTATCGTAATGATGTTATTAATTTAACTAATTTAATTAATAGCAAAAATAAATTTTATAGAAATAATAATTTAGATGATGCACTTGATTCAACAGGTATGAATCATTCTAATTTTATAAGATTTGGAGCTTTTTTATCTTTTTTAAGAGAACATGTTATTTTACAAATAACCAATGATGGGGTTAATTCATTTCCTTTATTAAATATTAATAATGAAGCAGACATAAACATAATGTATGCAGAACCAAAACAATTTGGTATTGACCCAAGAATATGTATTGTTAAAAATAATTTACTTTCTGAAGAGTTAGAAAATAATATTTATTTTAAAGATACTACTACGAGTATTAATAATTTTAATGATTTAATTCCTTTAAATTGGTTAATAAAAGGAAATAATTTAATTTATGGTAATGTTATGAACATTTACTTAAATTTTAATTTTATTCTAAATTCATTAAAATCTAATTTAGATTCTAAAGGTAATTTAAGTATTTTTAACTTTTTAAGTTCTATATGTAAAGGTATAAATAAAAATTTAGGTGGAGTTAATAATTTAGAACCCATAGTAGATGAACTTACTAATTCAATTACTATTTTAGACCAAAGTGTAGTTCCTGGAAAAAATGAATTTTTAGAAGAAAATGACCCAGTATTAGAAATATATGGGTATAATACTACAGATATTAAAGGTAATAGTTTATCTAATTTTGTTAAAGATTTTGGTTTTCAAACTGAAATAACTCCTGAACTTTCAACTATAATTGCAATTGGGGCATCATCAAATAATGAACCTGTTGGAGAAGATGCTACTGCTTTTTCTAAATGGAATCTAGGTTTAGAAGATAGATTTAATAAAAAAATATTTACTCCTGATTCTCCTGACTTATCATCAAAAAATAAAGATAAAGATAAAGATAATCTTTCAAAACAACAAAAAAGAAATCTTAAAAAAGAACAATTAGCCGTAGATAAAAAACAACAATTAAATAATGATTTTACTTTTTATTTAACGGATGCTTTTAATGGTGTATCTAAATATAAGGGTGGAAATGATGTAAACAACTTAAAACCAAAATATTTAAAATTAAATGAAAAATTTATTTCTAGAGGACAAAATGTTTTAAAAAATAATCTCCTCCAAGACTCTAATAAAGAATTTGAAGAAAATAATAATCCTTCTCCTTCTATAGGATTTATTCCTTTTAATTTATCTATGACTTTAGATGGAATATCAGGTATAAAGATATATAATAGATTAAAAATAAATACAAAATTCTTACCAAGTAATTACCCAACAACTTTAGAATTTTTAGTAAAAAAAGTATCACATTCTCTTTCTAATAATATTTGGGAAACTAAATTAGAAACTATAACTGTACCTAAATCCTCTCCTAAAACACTAAAATCAGCAAAAAGTTTACAAACTTATGATGATTCAATCCCTGAATTTTTTGAACCTATACCAGGTATGGAATTAAGAACACCAGGAGGAGGATCAGGAGAATATGGAGCTTCTAGAGATAGAGGACAGGGGACTAAAGGACTCCATATGGGAATGGATTTACAAACAAAACAATTAGATAGGCAGAGTAAATATGGAACCAAAATTTTTTCACCAATTACAGGTATAAAAGAAGTAAAATTTACTAAAGATAAAAAGTTTAAAAAATTTCAAATTATAGGAACAGGCTCTTTTAAAGGAATTATTATTGAATTAGCTTATGTAAATCCTATAAGTGATGAAAGAGAAAATGTAGCCAAAGGGCAGCCAATAGGAACATCTGTTAATTTACAAAAATCAACAGAAAAAATTGGGGAAGGAAAAATTCTTGGTATTTCATATCCTGCAACAGTCGATGCTTATTCCAAAGATATCTTTGACCATGTACACTACTCAGTAATAAAAGATGGTAAACATATAGACCCAACACCTAATATAGGCCCAATAAGATACACTAATGAATCACCTTCAAAAGATTTTAAAGTAGAAAATGAGTAATTATTATCCTCTTAGCCAAATTAAAACTAACCTTTATACAAAAGGAGATGAATACTTTATTTCTTCTACTAAGGAATACTATAAGGGATATTATCATAAAACTTCTAATGGAGAAAAATTTACCGGAAAAACCCCTAATGATCTTCCTGTTAATTTATTATTACCTATTGAAGAAGAAAATGAAAATGATGAAATTGATACTACTCAAATTAAAGATAAACAATCATATTGGATAATAGGAAATCCAAATTATCAATACGGTCAAAACATTAATCCTCTTTTACCTATATCCCATTATCCTAAAATTACCCCGGAACAATATAAATTAGGTGAATTTGAAAGATATTTTTTATCAAAAAATAATGAAATTAAATTTAAAGAAATAAATTTATTTACTTATAATCAATATTTAACAAAAGACCCTAGTGTATCCTTCCAATTATTTTCTCCTATAAAATTAAGTTGGGAATTAACAGGAAATAGAGAAAAAACATATACTATAAACTATAACACTGTTAAAAGAATTTCACTTAATTTAAAATTAAGAGGATTTGTAGAATACTTTCAAGGTAGGTTTACTCAATTTTATAAAGAGATTGGAGATTAAAAAAATCTTACTTATATTGGTCAAAAAGGTTTTATGTATTGGCTTATAGAAGAACAGGAGCAGTTAGAGGTTTTATTAAATAGTGGTTATAAAGAGGCATTTATTGAAATAATCCCATTTAATAATAATATTCACCCCGCACAAAATAATGTGTCTTTAGTGTATATTAGACCATTATTAGCAAGTAAAGGTTATATGTTATGTATTTACCATAGCGAAGCTCTAAATGGTGTAAATACGCATGTAAACACAATATTACAAAAATTCGATAAACTATATTGTAGAGATAAAAAGGAAGTATTACACTATTTTCCATTAAAAGCTCTTTATGACATTAATCCACCCCCTACTACATATATACCACCTACAACTCCAACACACGATTTATACTATAGACAACATAGTG